TCTTTCATCCCTGCTACCCATTCCCTTTTCAAATACCTATTTCCGTTTAATACGTAACTTTTGAAATAGCATTTTTTATTATCAAAAAAAAAGAAGTTTATCACCGATAAAGATAAAAATAAAATCCATAGTATTAAGAATAAAATTACTCCTCCCATTGTACTCCTCTAACTTGTTCCATATTGTTTATAAGCAAATGACCTAATTGGGTGTATCTCTTACGTCTGTAAGCACCTGTTTCAGTAATTGTGTACATTTGGTCTAAGTTATCCGTTAAATAGTCCGATTCTGCAAACGTCATAACTCTTGTATGATTGCGAATAACTTTTTTATTTGTGAAAGTTTGTTCAACTGTTCCACCGTTTCCATCAGGCACATTTTCTGTATATGGTAACTCCACCCACTCCTCAATATATAAAGTATAGGTTTCAGCTTCGTCGTTTCGGATTGAACTCGATATTTTCGCAAATACCACCGCTGTTAAAGATGGATTTATCAAATCATAGCTTACCGGTGTTGATGTTTTAATCATGATTTTTAGTATAAAGTATTATAAATATTTGTTATTTCACTTTGTGTCAATTCTCGCCCTTTCCAAATTCTTGTTTGGTCTAGTCTACCGTTCAAATATCCACTAGCTGCACTTCCTAATCTTCCTAAAATTACTCCAGCAGTTGTGTTAGCCATCCCTGTATAAGTCCCCCCAGATTGATTTGTTCCTGTTAATAAAGTCCCGTTTAGATAGCCTTTGATATTTGTAGGAGATGTTCCCCCACTTGAAGTAAACGTAATCATATTCCAAGCATTAGCAGTTAGTGTTCCTGTTAAAGTTCGCCCTATAAAATTTGTAGTTGTACCTCCTGAATACAATTGAATTACTATTTGAGAAGTTGTAATATTGTAAGTCGATTGATACTCAATAAAAGAGACATTTCTTTTAGAAATTAAATAGCCACTAAAACATAAAGTGTTAGGATAAACCCAAATATTAATAGAAAAAGAACCTGTTCCGAAACTAAAATTGTCATTATCTGCTATGTTTATCATAGACGAAGTTCCGTTAAACGTGGCACTATTTCCAACTACTCCAGTGTTTGCATAAGATATAGAAGTATCCGTTCCATTTTGTGCATTTATCAAATCATTACTATTACTATTGAAAGGATAGTAAACTATTTGATTTGTCAAGTATAAATCCGATACTATAAGGCTTCTATAATAACTCATAATTTATTGTGTTATCCAATATTCAACTCTTGAACCGCTCACCCACTCGCAATAAATAACATTTAATAACGTTGTTGAGTATGCTCCTGTACCTAATTTCACCCAGCCAGCTGGAAAAGTTGGAGTAGTTCCCGATTGATGATATATCTTTTGTATTATTCCGGTAGTTGCGCTAGTTAAGTCATTTGTAATATTTCCCGTTGCTGGACTTGCTACACTATTGTAAATTTGTGGTAATGCAAAAAATATAACTGTTCCTGTTGTTGCTGTCGCTACTGCTCTGCCCGATACTACACTCCCGTTTGATGCAAAATAAGCTATTTGTCCTGTTGTTCCTGCGCCTGTTACCGGAGTCCCTCCAAGTACAGTATCAATAGTTTTATTTTTCCATAAAGAAGTGGCACTATCGAAAAATAGCCCCTGATTATTTGCAACGCTTGAAATTAATACATCGTGAATCTCGTTTAATTCAAACCCGTTTTGAAATTTGATAATTATCTCTCCAACAGTTGCACTAACTCTACTAACGACACCAATATAAACCAAATGAGCAGGTGCAACGGGTTTATTAGCCAACCCAAAAAGTAAGTTACCCGAAGTACCGAGCCAAACCGCATCCCCAATAGTTGCAGTTGAGGTATCAACTCCTGCTAACAACCCATCTGTAATAACATTTACAATATCATTTGTTGCTCCTGTCGTTTCTAATAGTCCTAACGTTTTTGAAGATGTAGCCTCACTCGTGTTTGAAGCCTTAGAAACAATTATATTCGTACCGTTTGCGCTTGAAATGTAAACCGCTTGTCCTTTGTTTATAGCTGTTGCTAATTTAACCGTAATTTTGTCAATAGCATTTGTATTAACATTTGCTAACCCTGCATTAACAGCATCAACTGTTGGGAACTTTACCCCAGTTCCATCAACTGTTAAAGAATTTTGTTTGTTAGCTGTATTTTCTTTGCTTGCTTCTAATCCACTATATTGTGAGTTAGTAGCATTATCGCCTGTATTTATTCCGCTGGTGTTACCTATAACCGTTAAATTAACATCGGTAACATATCTTTTGTTAGTACTATCAGATATATCTGCTGTTGTTGCATCTGCACCGCTTGTAACCAAACCTTTACTATCATAAGTTACTTTAGTTTTAGTCGCTCCTGTAATAGCAGTATTTTTAACAACTAATCCGCTTAAATCTTGGTCTCCTGTATTAGTATTGCTTGTATTACCTATAACTACTAATTGAGCATCTGTAACATATCTTTTATTAGTAACTTCTGAAATATCTCCTGTATCTAAAACTACTACTCCTGTTTGACCATTTACAGAATCAACTGATCCACTACCACCTCCTGTAACAGTATTTATATTAATAGTTGTTAGATTTGGAGTTACAATTATATCAACTGTTTCAACTGTTGGTGTTACATTTATATCGATTGTATCTGTCATTATCTTGTAATATCGTTAGTTATTAGAAAATTACCACTTATCCAAGTTTTAACCGTTCCATCTTGAAAATCAATCTCTATATCGTATAAGTAATCATAAGCCTCAGCAGATATGATTTGCTTATTAATTTTAAATAAGCCTCCTGATGCGTTTGTAATTGTTATTCCTGTATCTTCAACCGATGTTAAAGATAAAATAATAGTACCTCCTGCAACTTTTCGCAATTGCATTCTAATAATAGCATTAGTTAAATTTAAAGGACTGCTATTTTTCTGAATAGCAAAAGGAACTTCTTCAAAAGTATCATTTCTTATCGCTTGAAAGTTTAGGCTCATTTTCTATTTTTTTTAAAAATATTTCTAATTTTTTTTCATTCTCGCTCTTTGGCTTATACGGTTTTTTATCTTTTGATATCTCCTGCATCATTTTGTATAAATTTTTTCATTTGTGGTAAATACCACCCTCCAAAGTTAGCACTTAAAATCGGTATTTGTTCGCCTGTTTGTGCAAGATAGTATTCAGGATAATCTTGATAATTAACGACCATAAAATCGATAAACTTTTGAGAATAATTTTGTGCTATTTGTCGCTCTTTTTCTATTAAGAAATCAACTTCGCTTTTATCAACTGTATTACTGTTTTCGCTATTATGTTTGAATACGCCTTTGTTTGCAATTTGATAACCTATAAATGGCATTACCTCAACCATTGCCCAATGAATAACCATAGGTTTAATATAGGTATTCAAAAGAGTTAAATAGTTACCGCTTAAAGTTCCTGCAACAATATCATCGTTAATCTTCTTAAATAGTTTTGAACCTAAATAAGAATAAATATGAGTATCTTGTGCTATCTTAACGAACTGTATAAATTTATCACTATCTATGTTTCCATTTAAAGCAGTAAACTTAAAAAGTTCTTCTCTATTTATAAATAATGCATTTGCCATAGTTATTTAGGTAAAAATCCCTGATTAGGCATATCGATAGGCTTCGTATACACTAAAGGGTTATTAGTTGGTAATATCTATCCTGATTTTCTTGCTTGTGCTGGTGTGATTTGTTCTGCTAAAGGACTATTTGCATCTGCTTTTTTTCTATACGTTTCACGTGTCCAAAAATGATGGCAAGCTCCACCACCTTTATACAAAAATATATCATAAGTATCTGCTCCATTTGGTCCAAAACCCTCATTAACTTTTGTATTACTCATTCTTAAAATATCCTCTTTACGATATACTTTGTTGGCACCTAACATTTTTTTACAAAAAGCTCTACTTTTATCTGTTACTTCTCCTGTATATCTATAACGACTTTTAAAAAGTTCCCCATCTTGTGAGCTTTTAGCGTTTGGATTTGCTACTCCTGTACTTACAAAATTATAAATCTTAGATAATAAAGATAGTTTAGGGTTGTTTAATGCTTTTAATTCAGCATCAAGTTGTTCCTCTGTTTCATAATCAACAGCCTTGCTATCTATTAACTCCCATTCATTTTCATCTACAACTTCTCCAAATGAATCTAAATCAATACTATCAATATAACTCATTTTTACTGGATCAACTGCTGGAACTATTGGAGCGTCGTAATCATTTAGCGGGTTAATACCTCTAAAGAATAAATCTAAGCTATAACCGTTGAAAGAAAGTATTTTATCTAATTCATCACATATAAACTCTTGCGATGGCTTAATTACATTATTTTGAAACAATATAAATGCACTTTTCATTTCTTCAGCATTAGAACTGAATCCTGTTGCAGTTGGTATTCCAAAAAGTAACCCAGAAGTAACTCCGTGCGCTAACATTATTTTAGCTCTTGCTTCATTGCTTAAATATTCATATTGTTGTGAAGCGTTATCAATTGGAACTGAATCGATTGTTACTTTTTTTGTTTCATCATTACCAAAGGCCACTATCAATTTATCACCGCTCGCTCCTGTTGCTTTTGATTTTACAGAATCAACAATAGTTTTTTGTAAATCCTCTGCTGGAATACCATTTGAAAAGTTAATAATTTTCAAAGGTGAAAATTGACTTTCAACTAATGAAATCAAATATTCAGCAATATCTTCTTCTAATTTAGCATAAGCTAAACCTCCTAAATATTTAACAGTTGAGAAATACTTTTGACCTATTGTATACTCTCCTGCAACTAATACTTCAAGCGTTTTATTACCTTGCCCGAAAGCTGGTATCGCATAAGGTGGAAAATCTCTGTATTTATCCCAATTATCTGAATAGAAATAGTTTTCAATTATTCCATCTTTATTACATTTTTCAGGTCTTAAATTCTGAATAGGTAAATGTTGAACTTCAACAATAGACTTTTTATTTTTAGCATAAATAACCTGCAAAGCAAATTGACCTAATAAATAATAATCAGTTGTTATTTTTCTTAAAGTTTCCTTAGAAAATAACATTTTCATTTGAGCGTATTCGTTAGGTTTTTTAGAGGCATCTTTTGCATCTAAACCTTTACCGTAAATTAATTTAACGATGTTATTAATAACTTGATTGTTTGTAGTCGAGTTATTATACCTATCGATTAAGAATTGATAGTAGTCATTTTTATCGCCAAACTTAACCCAATTATCTTGTCGTGTTTCAACTGCTTTTGGGGGGTTGTAAGCCTGTAATTCTATAACGTGATTATTGCTCATAGTATATTATATTTGTACTTGCTGTTTCTACATAAGTACCTTGATTTATTGTATAAGTATCTAAAGGTTGATTTGTACAAAATATCCTGTCAATATAAACTATATCAGTACCATTGAAAACTGTCAAATCATAAAAATATCCCTCTTTTAAATCGAAAACTGCTGAAGCTGTTAAATAGTAATCTTCAATAAAAAATTCAACCTCATCTGTTATCTCTACATTTGTTGTATCATTCCGTAATAATAAAGAGGTCGCATTCATACTCTTAGGTATAAACGTGATACTCTGTATATCGGTTGTTGATTGTAAGTATATCATACTATATAAACGCAAAACTTTATTTTTGTTTTATTTATAAAAAAAGCCTATCAATTACGATAGGCTTTAATTCTCCTTTCTTTTTATGTTAAGTACCCGATACGACTGTAAATCCAACAGTTGCTAAAGTTCCAACTATAAAGTTAGCTGGCACTGGCTCCTCACCTTTAAGTTCCAAAGTATAACCTGAAGCATCACCTAAGGCTGTACCTGTTACAATAGTTCCTGCTGTTACTTCCATACCTCTTTTCAAACCGCAATAGAATAAATTACCATTGTTATCTTCTACTATAACTTGGGGCTTTCCATAAGTTAATAGTTTCAGTTCCTTATGGTCTTTCATTGTCAATTTATTCAAAGTAAGTTTCAAACTTTGCTCATAGAAAGTCGTTCCATTTTCACGTGAACTGTTTACTGTTTGCTCAAAGCTATTCGTACCTTTCAAATCATATTTATAAGCGTTGGCAGTTCCTGCTATTTCATTGATTGCATCTGTATTAGTGCCATCATAGAAAACTTCTGTAACTTCGCCATCGTTTATAAAATAGACTGCTTTTAACCCTCCGATTGATGTCTTACAAACATCTAATCTCCCTGCTGTAATATCACAAGCCATATTTATTGATTTTATTAAAGGGAAGCTTTGATACTTCCCTTATTATTATTAACCTCCGTAAAGAACTCCGTTAGTCGCTTGACCTACGTTTGCAGCTAAAGTATAGATTGAACGTACAAACTGTACGTCTCCATCGTTTACTAATTGACCAATCGCAAATCTGTTTACATCGTCAAGTAAGTCAGTGTTCCAAGAAACTGCTGCTTTACGTTGAGCGTAAGCCATGTTATTAGTTGGAGCTGGCACGAATAATACTTCAACCCCGTTGTAGTAACATCTTGCATCGTTAGCAGCTGAATCAAATAAGAAGTTTATTTGTTGTGCTGCACCAACAGCGTTGTTAGCGATTCTCATTAATTGTCTCCAAGAACGAGGTGCGTAGATTACAACTGGAGAAACAGTATCTGCTAAAAGTTCAGGTTTGATAGCCGCGTATATTTTTGCACATTCAGCAGCGATGTTAGAACTTGTTACAGTTGTTCCTGCTACTTTGATATAACCACCGATTGCAGCATTGTCATAAAGTACTTTTGCAAATACTCCATCTACTAAACCTGCTGTCAATCCTGCTACTGCTGTTTGTGTTGCAGCAGTCATTGACCCTTGTGCAGTACCAGGTGTTAAAGCAGCGATAGCTGTTTTAGTTGCTGCAGTAATTCCTCCCCAAAAGATATTTTCAGCATCTTGAGAAACGTTTGGTCCGTACATTGCCAAAACTGTTGAAGCAAACTCATTGCTTTCAATGTTCCAAGCACCCGGATTCATTGAACGACTAAATCTTGCACTTCTCAAAGATTCTTGTAAGAATGTTTGTTTGTACTCCAATTTAGTTGGTGTAATAATACGGTCTGAAATATTCATAGAACCGCTTGAACTCAATGCTGAACCTGTGTAAAGTTGAGCAGTTACATCTACGGAAGCCTCTGTAAAGATTGTTCCAGCTTTGATATCTGTATTAAATGTAACGTATCCGTCCGCAATAGTTTTATTTGCGAATAATACTTCTTCAAGGATAGGCTCTACTGCCTTTCCTCTAATGTCTGTTGGTGTATAGCTTATTGCCATTGTTTAATTTATTTTAAGTTGTTTTTAATTTCTCTAAATCTCTCTAATTTTGTTGGCTCACGTTTAACTGTTGGCTCAGGGTTTGGAACGATAGCTTTTGCAGCTGCCTCTGATAACTCTACTTTCAATGCCGATAATTCAGCTTTCAAAGATTTATTTTCAGTTTCCAATTTTTCAATCTCGACTTTCACCTCTTCAAAGAATGTTTCTTTGGTTACGGTGTCAACGATTTTCTTTGCTGTTTGCATTTGTGGCTCTGTTGGCTCTGCACTTGGTGCTGGTGTTTCAGGCTCTACTTCTTCAGCTTCTTTTGGTTTAACTTCCAAAATCTGTCCTTCAACTTCAACAACAATAATGTTACCATCTACTGTTTCATACTCTCCTACTGGTGCAGGAATAGCACCTTCAGAAGTTACGATACCAACAGAATAACCAGCTTCAAAACTTTCAGCTTCTAAAGTAGTAATACCATCAACAAGTTTAACTTGTTCTAATTTTACTTCAATAGATAGCAAAGCTTTCACTTTGTTTAATGTTTGTTTGTACTCCATTTTCTATTTAATTGTTTGTTAATAATTCTCTTAATTCATTGTAAATTCTTTCATCTTCTGAAAGTTGTTCTGCTTCGTTAAAAATACCCTCTATTGAAAATCCTTTTACTTCGCCCGATACAATCTGTTTTTTAATATCATCATTCTCAACGTACATAGAAACTAACCAAGTGTTAATAGGGTAATCAAAACCATATTTAACTGACTTATCGTGTATAACATCTTCTTTTAACCAAGTTTCAACAACTGTAACTCCTTTAACGTCTGTTTTATGTTGCAAAGTTGTATTTGATTGGTTTCCTTGAATCATGTATTTATGAGCAACTTTTTTAATCGTTTCGCCTGATAAAAATATTTGAAATAAATTTCCGTCTTTATCTTTTCTATCAATTAGCATATCAGGAATAAGAACTGCACCTAAAAGAATATTCTTTTTATCTGCTATTTCTTTGAACTCAATAACATGCTGTTTTGATAATGCTATGAAATTTTCTTGAATAGCTGGAGACTCCACTAAACTAATAGCGTAAACTCCATCTTTTTCATCGTCTAATATTAATTCAACTATTTTCATACTATATAAACATAAATTAACAGTTTTGTTTTATATTTGCGTATTTCTACTTTACTTACCTTTTTGTCTTGTCAAGGAAAGCCACTATTTTCGGGTGGCTTTTTTTCTCCTCAAATTCTTGCGGATTTTCCTATTTTTTTATTTATATTTTTTTTATTT